CCTTACGATACACTAGTTGAAAAGTGGAATCCCATTCTTAACCATAATGATATGCCAGACATTGAAGATGGTTATAAGAAGAAGGTTACTGCTGCTTTACTAGAAAATCAAGAACAGGCCCTAGCGGAACAGGGTCTTCAAGAAGCAATACCTGCAAATGCAATGGGTGGTGGTGGTTCACTTGCTTATGGTGACTCATCGGCTATCGCCAAAGGTGGCGTTGCAGCATACGACCCAATTCTAATCAGTCTTGTACGTCGTGCAATGCCTAACCTAATTGCATATGACATTGCTGGTGTTCAGCCAATGAACGCACCAACTGGACTCATCTTTGCACTCAAGGCAAACTTTGCTACTTCTGGTGCAAGAGGTGCCGAAGCATTATTCAATGAAGCAGGTAACTTTGGTGGTACTGGTGGTCAAACTGCTGCTGCTGATTCAGATCCATTCATTGCAGGTTACACCGCAGGTGATATCTCTCACCGCACAGGGATGACTAGACATGAAGCAGAACGACTTAACGCCACTACTGGTACAGCCTTCAGCGAGATGTCATTCACCATCGAGCGTACAGCAGTTACTGCTAAGACTCGTGCCCTCAAGGCTGAGTACACCACTGAACTCGCACAGGATCTCAAGGCTGTTCACGGTCTAGATGCTGAATCAGAACTCGCTAACATTCTTAGCACTGAGATTCTTTCTGAAATTAACCGTGAAGTTATCCGCACCATCTACGGTGTTGCTAAACTCGGTTCTCAGCAGAAGGATCTTAAGATTCAGACGGTCGGCCAGGGCGGTAACCCAGTGACTACGGGTGGTGTCTACGATATCGTGGCAGACTCAGATGGTCGATGGTCAGCAGAGCGTTGGAGAGGACTTATGTTCCAGATCGAGCGTGAATGCAACCAGATTGCAAAGCAGACTCGTAGAGGAAAGGGTAACTTTATCGTTACCGATTCGGATACAGCATCCGCACTCGCAATGGCTGGTTTCCTTAACATTTCACCTGCTCTTAACCAGAGTCTAAATATTGATGATACTGGTAACACCTTTGCTGGTCTACTCAATGGTAAGATTAAGGTCTACATTGATCCTTATTCTGAAGCAAATACAGATTCATATTCGCCTAACTGGGTAAATAACTTCTTCTGTGCTGGTTACAGAGGTAGTAACCCATACGATGCTGGACTCTTCTACTGCCCATACGTCCCACTACAGATGGTGCGTGCGGTTGGTGAAAACACCTTCCAGCCCAAGATCGGGTTTAAGACTCGTTACGGTATCGTCAGTAACCCATTCGTAACCACTAGTGGTGCGAATACTGGTACACCTGATGGTGAAACTCTAACAGTTAGAGTCAACCCATACTACCGTATCACTCGTGTACTTAACCTACATGGTGGATCCTGATTCTAAGTAGATAAAGAAGTAACTCCTTGAGTTTATTCAGGGGAGACTCGAAAGAGTCTCCCCTGTTTCTTTATAAATATAGTGTAATCAATAGGAGATGATTTATGTCAACAATTATTACACAGAGAGGGTATACTGGAGATGGTATTAGTATCCCCGATGCTTATCAAAGAGCAGACTATAGGCAACCACCAACAGACAATTACCTGTTGAATACTTCTTTTAGATTCATGTTAAATAGAACTCCAAATATGACATGGTTTTGTCAAAGAGTTGCTATTCCTGCTTTATCGTTCGGACAAATGGAACAACCCACACCTTTTGGTAGTAGATTACCAGTTGTGGGAACTCAATATGATTTCGAGGATTTAACAATTGATTTTATTATTGATGAAGAAATGAAAACATGGATAGAAATTTATGATTGGATGACAAATCTCAGTAATCCAAAAGGAGATAATAAAGAACACATTCCCTTCGAAGAACAAACAAGTGATGCAGAATTATTAATTTTATCAAGTGCATACAATCCAAAATATAGTGTTAGTTTTAAAAATATTTTCCCAGTAAGTTTAGGAGCAGTACAATTTGATTCTACCACAACTGAAACCGAGCCTGTAGTAAGTACTGCAACTTTTAAATATAGATTTTATGAGATAGAAACTATATCTTGACCCCCTTCTCTCGTATAGTATAATAGTAGAGTGCAGACTAGGAGAGTTTATATCATGCATTTAGATGAAATTAAAAAAATGATAGAACACGATTTGGTTATAGATAAAACCGAACTTGATTTAGAGTCATTAAAAACACCACAATTACATAACAAATATTTGATTTTCTTAATGGAAGAAAAATTACTACTTGCAAAACAAGAGGGTGATTTCAAACAACTTCGTAAAAGAAAATGGTTATATTACACAGGGAAAATGAGCCAAGAAGAATTAGACTATCATAATTATGAACCCTTTCAATTAAATGTTTTGAAACAAGATATTGAAAAGTTCATTGAATCAGATGATGAAATCGTAGAACTCTCTCATAAAATAACATATCAAAAAGAAAAGGTTGATTATCTCGAAGGTGTTGTAAAAATGATAAACAACCGACAATGGTTGATTAGATCTGCTATTGATTGGATAAAATTTACAAATGGATCATAATGTTCTTAATATAATAGAATATGACGATGTTCACATTAAAATTGAATGTGAGAGGGGACTTGCAAAAGAATTGTCTGATTTTTTTACATTCAAGGTTCCTAATTATCAATACACCCCCGCATATAAAAATAAAGTATGGGACGGTCAAATAAGACTATACAATATCTACAAGCAAACTTTATATAAAGGTTTGTTGGAATATGTTATAAAATTTGCAGAAGATAGAGGATATAAAACAGTTACTGAGCCAGAAAAGGAAAAGATATCAGTTACTAAAAAGGAATTGTTATCATATATTGAGAAAGAATTATCAACACCATATACACCATATGATCATCAAATAAATGGAATTCAACACGCAATCAATAACGAGAGGTGTTTGTTAATCTCCCCAACAGGATCTGGGAAGTCTTTGATGATATATTCTTTGATGAGATTTTATCTAGATATGCTACCCAAAGAAAAGAAAATATTGATTGTTGTTCCGACAACAGGCCTTGTGTCACAAATGTTTAGCGATTTCAAGGATTATTCAAGAAAAACCATCTGGAATGTCGATAAAGAATGTCATACCATCTTTTCTGGTCAGACGAAAGAAACGGATAAACGAGTGGTAATATCAACCTGGCAAAGTCTGTATAAACTACCTGAAAAATATTTCAAAGACTATTCTGTAGTCTTTGGTGATGAATGTCATCTATTCAAAGCAAAATCTTTAACAAGTATAATGTCTAAACTAAAAAATTGTCCATATAGATTTGGTACAACTGGAACATTGGACGGTTCACAGACCCACAAACTCGTTATAGAGGGTTTATTTGGTCGAATTTTCAATGTAACCACTACAAAGACCCTTATGGAAAAGAAATTACTTTCTAATCTAAATATCGATTGTATTACGCTTAAATATTCTCCTCAAGACATACAGGAAACAAAAAGAGTAAAATATGATGATGAGATAAAATGGTTGATAGCGAATGAAAAAAGAAATCAGTTTATTTCCGACCTATCTTGTAATGTTGAGGGTAACACATTATTGCTTTTTAATTATGTCAAAGATCATGGAATACCATTATATGAACAGATTAAGAGTATATGTAAAGATAAGAAAATATTTCTAATACACGGAAAAACAAGTATCGATCAACGAGAAGAAATAAGAAAAATTGTCAACAAGGAAAATAATGCTATATTGATTGCTTCGTATGGAACTTGTTCGACGGGGATAAATATCCAGAATATTCATAATATTATATTTTCTTCTCCGTCTAGATCTGTGATTAGAGTTTTACAATCAATTGGGAGAGGATTAAGAACATCTAAAACAAAGAGTAGAGTAAAGTTGTATGATATTAGTGATGATTTACGATATTTAAAATATGTAAACCATACTTACCGTCACCTACAGGAAAGAATTAAGATATATACTAAGGAGAAGTTTGATTATTCTCCAATTGAAATCGATCTCTATATGGGAGGGAGTTCATGAAGAATTCTGAATACAGAATACTTAAACTTAAGAGCGGTGAGGAAATAATTACCAAAATAATTGGTAAAAGAAAAAATAACAAAATGGTTTTAGAGCGTCCTATGGTTTTTAAGTCAATAACCATTTCTGACGAATATGGTAGAAAAAAAGAGATAACCGTATTAAAAAATTGGTTATCTCATAGTCACCAAAACACAACCACAATTCCAGAAGATTATATCGCTAGTTTTTTAAAGCCCAACAATTTAGTGACAGATCTTTATGAATTAGAAAAAGAAAAGGAAGATACTGGTCAAATGGGACCCAAAAAAATAACTGGGCCGGCATTTGATGATTTTACAAAAGCATCTTCACCAAAAATACCATTTCCATTTCCTCTTCCTCCTGAGATTCAAGATGAAATTTCTGAAGAAGAAATGTCTCCTGAAGAAATGTTAGAATTTCTGAGATCGATCAATGATGCATTAGATAATATGGTACATGATTTAGATGAAGAAAATAATAAACCCACAGAATCAGATGGCAACATTGGCACAGGGGAGCAAGAAAAAGACTTTGTGATAATGAATATGTTATTTCCTCCTTCGTTAATCGAAGATTTAATTAAAAGGGGAATAATCGATCCAAATGATTTATTAAGAACATTGGATATGATTAAAGGAAGTGATTCTTTGTTTGATAATAATAATATTGATCAAAGATCATTTAGTGATGATTTTACTGGCGATGAATCCGACAGAGATGATTTTGGTAACATGTGGACCGATTGGTCATCTGATCTTAATGATTATATTTAATTCCCTCCCCCCACAAAGTGGATTTTATATCCATAAAAGAAAAGGTCAAGAGTTTTTTTAAAAAACAATTGAAATTGTTGTTGTTTGTTGTATAATGTTAAGCATGGAGAGTTTAGATGTCAAAGAGCAATCATTATATTGATAATAAAGTTTTTTTTGAAGCAATGGTCGAGTGGAAAAAACTTGTCATAGAGGCTGAAGATTGTGGTGATGTAAAACCGCCCGTTACTGAATATATTGGTAAATGTTTTCTTGATATAGCAGAGCATCTTTCTCGACGACCTAATTTTATTAATTATCCATATAGAGAAGAAATGGTTGGAGATGGAATAGAAAATTGTTTGATGTATGCTCATAATTTCAATCCAGAAAAATCAAAAAATCCCTTCTCATATTTTACTCAAATCATATATTATGCTTTTTTAAGACGAATAGAAAAAGAGAAGAAGCAAGCATATGTAAAATATAAGTCATTTGAAATGAAATGCGAAGATGACAGTCTTAGGAAATATTTTAAGGAAAATTATTTTGATAAAACAAAAGAGCAGGCCATTCAAGCAGAATTTAATTTAACAACAACAGATATAGATAAATTCACACCAAAAAAGAAGAAGAAGAAAAAGAAGAAAACAAAAAAGACCAATAAAAAAACAA